AAAGGATTAATTTCTTTGCAAATTGCTTCTACTACTTCGTCAATAGCATCATCTTCTGCTCTCAGATCAACTGCTGTACCGTTTGCAATTTTAACTAAAATTTTAAAAGCAAATACGTGACCATTGCTAAAAACATTTCCTGCTGTTGATAGTCCTGATCCGTTTACTCTAGTTACACCAGCCATTAGTTATTCTCCTTCATTTCGTCCATACAATCATCAATCATGTCTTTTAATTTTCCTTCATCACAATCTTCATGCATGTCGCAGATTTCTTTTTTTGATTTACCGTCTTTGCACATTTTCATAATGTCTGCTTTGCTTGGCATTTTACCATCTTTTTCTTCAGCTTCATCTACTTTATACTCTTTGTATAAGTTAGCTAATTGTTCTTTAATTGAATCTTCAAGTGCCATTGGATTATCTCCGCCTGCAACTTTTGGATAAGATTTTTTAGATTTATTTAAATCGTTTGAAGGAGGATTAGTTACATCTGTATATGGTGCATATTCTTCTTCTGGTGAATTAGCGTAGTCGCCTTCAACTGCTGTTTCGTCTGATTCTGCATCTTCCATTCCGCAACCTGGTCCTGCATTTAGATCCATGTCGCCTTTGACGTCATCTCTGCCTGGAATCTTTGGATCATCGTCCATTGCACCTAATGCTTTAATGTGCTTTTCCATATCCATTCTTGGTGCTAATGGTTTATCACTTACTTTATCTGGATTCATTCCTGCGTTACGCATAATGTCCATCATCTGTGCAACTTGTCCAGCATCATCTCCTGTCATTGAAATATTCATTGATGCTGATTCTTTTAATTCTTGTTTTTTGCTAGGAGCTTCAATAGCGTCCATTTTAGCAATCATGTCTTTAAGGTTCATTATTTGCTCCCTACTGGTGATACAGTATTTTCCTTGTCGGTGATATCTGCGCCTTCACCTGATTTAACGTCTTGTAACGGATCACTTTCACGCTCTGATCTAGCAGTTTCAAGTTCTTTTAATAGTGACATAACACGGTTTGACCCAACATCGTCTTGTGCTGATTCGCCGCCCATATCTTCTGTTTCTAATCTAACTTGGTATGGTCCGTCGTCTTTAGATGCACCTATTGTTTGGTACAATTCTTGTGGTTCGTTTACATTGCGTACAATAAGATGAGATCTGCTAATATCACAACACTGTGTAATATATTCTCCTAATACTTGCGGAGTTGTTGGATAATTTAAACCAACCTCATAATATGTAACTTCACAATTATTAAGTTGTGGAAAGTCTAACGGGCGTTCTTGAATTGGCGTTTTTTTGCCTGCACTCATTGACGCTACACTATAACGGTTTAAGCATGTTTCTAAATCATCCACACAATTTGCGGGTAATTCACCTGCTATCCCAATGTTAAATTCGTATATTTTTTTAGCTTCTGCTAGGTATTTTTCAAACATGTTTTCGTCCTTATTAAATTATTTATCCATATTCTTAAGTTTTTCGAGTAAACTATTACGGTCTGTTACTATATAACCTTCGCCTGCAATCATTTCATCATCAGGTTTACCGTCTTTATCCATCTTCTCTTTCTTAAGTTGGAGTTCTACCATTTTAAGTTTTTTATCTAATTTGGCAACTTTAGCATCAAGTGATGTTTTAAGCATGCCGCCTGCTACTTCAAATACCCTGCCTGAGTATCTTGATTCAACATTCATACCTAAATCCATTAGATCGTCATAGGCATCCATTGCCTTTTGTGCAACTTCATTTAGCTCTGTATCGGCTAATTCACCTAAACCTTTTACTGCCGGCAATGCTCCAGCAATTTTGTCAAATTCAGCAATGTCTCTCAGAGTTTCATTCTGTTGAGCTACTATATCTTTTCTGTCTTTTTTCTGATCTTGTTTGATAATTTCTTTACTATCAGGTAAATCAAGAAGTTCTTCTAATTTCTTTGTCATTATATACTCACATTAACTGCTACTATTATTTAGCCTTTTCGGCTACCCTGGTGGAACATATCCTTTTCTGTAACTACTCTAAATCCTATTCCTTTAGACTTAGCATATGCTCTTGCGGCTTCCCATTTTGCCATATTTAGTACTACATGTGCTTGATTATGTTTAGATTTGCCAGCAGTTTCCATAGTAACTTGGTTATCTGGTTTAACTTCTATAAGCTCTACCATATTTTTACCTTTTTTAGTTTTATATTGTATAAAGAAATCAGGTACATATATTGTATGTCTACCTGTTAAAGGATTTCGATATGGTATTTTGACTGCTTCACTAGCCCATGCTTGTATAGAAGGATTTTCGTCACAAAATTTCATAAACGCAAATTCCCAACTACTGCGATATGTTGGAGTTTTACGTCCTACGTATTTGTCTGGATTTTTAGCTTCGAATTTACCTTGTGCAAAACGCCCCATGGGTTACCCCATTATGTTTCTTGCTTCTAGAGGAGTGGTTGTGTCAGTTACTCTAAATCCTAGTGTACTAATTTTTTGTCTATTAAAATTTATAATAGTTGCAACAGCAAAACTTAGTTGTAACTTTTCTAAACCTTTTAAAGTGTCTAATAATTCAAATACTCTAACGTTATCAAGTTTAGCTTGTTGCATAAGAATTGCACCTGTTGACTGTGCCGCTGATTTATCAAAACCCTTTGATTCTAAGAAACCTATTACAGCGTCTACTTCATTACTTGGATATGCAAGTTGTTTTTGATAGTAAGTGTTAAAATATCTTTTAGGTGCGTCAGCACTTGAACTATCTGATTTAATTGGTAAATTTAACTGTACTTTGTCCATTTTATATTACCCCGTCCATTGGTGCTTCTGTAGGTCCACTAAAACCGTTTGCACTTGCTTTACTTATTGCACTAGTTACAGCTCCATGTACTCCTGAATTTGCTAGAAGGTTTGCTCCACCTACCACTGCCGCCGCTATTGCCGCAGTTTTTGCTGATCCTCCTCCGCCTTTTGGAAATGCTAGTCCAGCAACACCACTTACATCAACGCCGGCTTTTTTGCCAATAGATGTAATTGCACTACCTAATAATTCTTGGCCAACACTTGCTTGAGATAAGCCTCCTGCATTTTGTAATACGTTTGCGGCTTTTAAAACAGTACCAAAACTAACACCATCATTTGCAATATCACCTAACACACCAAATCCACCTGCTAGTACTCCGCCTACTCCTAGTAAACTTGAAGCACCTCCGCCAGCTAATGAGTTTGGACTAGGTGTTTTATCATAATGTTCTTCAGCAAATCCTTTAGGTCCACCTTTACCTATAGAACCTCTACTGTAATGTACTGATTCATATTCTAATGTCATTGAATTTGAAACAGCTTCACTTGCAGAGTTATCCATAGTATCATGTGACCAGTTACTAATTAACGGATTAACTAAAGTAAATGAAGTATAATTCTTTCTAGCCATTTGACTTATTGTAATACTTGTAAAAAATGGAGCAAAACTATCATTATCAAAACCATATCTATACTGTCTTCTACCAAACTGATTACCTCTGTTATAAGGATCAAATGCAGATGTTCCTACGTCTGGTGAACCATCAGGTGTTGTTTTTGCATAATTGCCATCTCTAAAATAATATCTATAATATGCTTCCCACATAGCAGTTGTAACACCCATATTATCATCATGTAAACTAATAGTTACTGGTTGATAATCAATACGCTTTTGTACAACTCTTTTCCTGTTGTACTGATGTTTAACATCTGTTTGAACATTGTATGCAGGTAATTGAGCAGATTTAACAAGCATATTAAGTTCGTTCATATGCTTTTCTCTTAGTTGCGGAATAACTGCCGCCGCCTGTGAATTAATATTAAAAGTAACATGATAAAGAAACTTTACCTTTGGTGATAATCGGTGATTGTCATCAACAAACAACCTACTACCATGTGCATAGTCTGCAAGGTTACCTTTTGGGTTTAATGCACCCGATACAACGTTATCTAAAAATCCGTTTAAGAAGCTCATAATAATATTTATCCTTTTGAGTAAAGTGGGTAGATAATCTAGTCATAAAAAAAGGGCCTAGTGGCCCTTAATTTAAATTTTATCTTGTTTAGATAGATCCGCCACCTGTGATAGCTGTGTTAACTGTTCTACCTATTGCTGTTCCTAACCCTGTACCCTGTGGAGTTTGGATTGCGTTATCGTAACGTATAGTACATGATACAGTAACTGGCTCTGAAGTAGCATAGTTAAGTGTATTGTAGTTTGTACTTTCTAAGTAACAACCGTATAATTCAAATGTCTCTAATACGCTTGCTGTGTTAGCACCGTTACCGCCGTCTAGTATTTCAATTCTAGTAACAAACTTGTAGTCTGCACCACTTGCCGCACTTGATTGCTCAAAGAAATCAAATTGTTTCTGTAGTTGTTCACCAACAAGTTTCTGTACATTGTTGCTAACATCTTCACGCAAGTTAAGTGTAATTGGTTCCCAAGTATGTTTACCAGCTAAGTAGACTCTGGAGTTGTAAATATCAACCGTCATTTGGTCAAAACTAACGCTAGGTCTTGTTACGTCAATAACTTGTTTTGTTAGCTCTGTTGACGGACTTGATACACCAAAGTTTTCTAAGCTCACTCTAAAGCGATACTGTAGTTTGGGCATTAACAAACCTTGATTAGATGCACTCGCGTTGCTGTCTAAAGGTACTGTTAATTTTGAAAGTGTTGAAATTGCCATTATGTGCTCCTATTACTTTTATTTATCATATTATAGTCCGCTAATTTCACCAGTATTTTTAAGTCTTAATGGAATGTAAATAAACTCCACTGCCTTAACTGGCTCAATAGCAATATCTAAATACAGCTCGTTTCTATCAATTCTACTTGGAGTATTGTTAGACTCATCACATACAACTAGGAAGTCATATAACGCTCTTTGTGACACTAGCTCTAGCATTAAGCTGTCTGCTTGCGCCTTGATCTCATCACGTGTGATTTTATCATTTGGCTCAAAGATGTAAGGTTTAGCAAGTTTCTTAAGTTGTGATCTCAAGTAAATTACTAGTCTTGCTACATTGATTCTGTCTAATGCACTTGCGTTCTTTGCTCTTGTCTTTTGACCAAAGTTAACAAGTCCTGCTCCTGTTAAGAATGTAATTGGGTTAATATTATTAGCATAAAGTGTATCACGCTGTCCTTCATTTAATGCAATTGACTTAAATTCGCCTTCTGCATCAATGTATCCTGCGGCACTTGCGTTTGTAATCCCACCACGTCTTGTACCTGCTGGTGCAAACCATGGAAACGATACTTGATCGCTCAATGCTAGTGTTCTAAGTATACCATGACTTGCTGGAACAATAACATTGTTACCTGCATTATCACTTGTAAACAAGCTAGGGTAGAACATACCTAAATATTCATCTCTAGTTACTGCACCGTTGTCGTTATCTTCAACTGCTAGTGCTGTATTTGAACCCCAATTATTTAATGTAGTTCCGTCACTTGCTAATCTAAATGGACTGTCACCTACGATGAATGCTGTTAAGCCTCTATCATTGTTTAGTGCAACCATTTCACCAATTAACTCTGAGTAACCTGGGCAAGCCATTACGTTAAATAACCTTGATTCGTCATCTCTAATGTCTTGGTTACTGTTAACCATTGCTTGTAACGCTTGTATAATAACTTTACGCTGTGCTTTACGTCCAAAGCTACCTGAACCATCAATTTGGTTAGCTGACTCAGTAATCCATCTGTGTGGATAGTAAGTAGCCATACTCACATCACCCATTCTAATGTTTTTCTGAGTAACATCTACATGGTTACGTACAAATTTCTTAACGTTAAATCCGCTTCTACGTAAGTTCCAAAGTAACATACCTTTTGGATATAGTGCAGGATCTGGTGCGTCAGTGTCTAAGTGATCACTAACTAGCAGTTCTGCAATAGTTCCGCTTGGAGCTAGTGTAGCTGTACCGCCGCTTGTACCATAACGTGCATCAGCAAACAAAATACCATCTTCTGATGTTTGATCGCCTTCGTCTAATGCAATCCATTTTGCTAAGTCTGCATTGTATTTGTGTACTTGTGGATAATTTTCTAAGTCTGCTGTTGATACCCAAATGTCACCTGTTACTAGTGCAGATGAACCATCTTGTTGTGTAGTTGGTTGTGTTGCACTAACAATTGGTCCTAAAGGATCAGCTGAACTGTAAACGTTCTGGTAACCCATCCATGTAGTACCGTTGTGTACCATAATATCAACTTCGTCAACAATACTGTTGTACCATAATGCACCATCAGTTGTTAATGCTGTCGGAGCAGTTGCACTTGCAGTTTGTGTTAAGATCTTCCAGTTTGAAGCATAGAAGTCATAAGTTGCATCGCCTGCTGGAGCCGCATATAAGTTTGCAGTTCCTGCTTTTGTTGTATAGTTAAATGCTGTAAAGCCAATTAATCCTAATGCACCATTTGTATCTTTAATGTGGATTTCTCCGCCATCGTTATGTTCAATAATAACTCTGTTACTTGCATCTACACTTGCAATAACATTTACAAACCCTGCCGCGTTAATTGCATTAGCAATTAAGTCTGCATCACTTGCCGCACCAGTTGCTGTTACGCTTAGTGCTTTGCCTGTTGACATAGCCGCTGATCCAACAATACTTTCTGACATTTGGAAACCATATGACTGACTGCTTAACTGTGTAGCTACTGCACTTGATGTA